GGTTTCGTGAGGTGTGGTGTTAAGCTCACTACAAAAAAAAATTAAATGTCTCATAAAATTTTCTTTCTTTTTCCTACTGACTGTGTATTAAGTAACTTATGTTATCCCTCACAGAGGAGAACCGAAAGAAGATAGATGCTCAGCAGGTTCGCAAGGTTGTCGAGAAGTCAATGGCTGGTGGTATTCTCACTAAGCGAGAAGAGGAAATTTTAGATAGGGCAACTGAGACATTACCAGAAGAGGGCACAAGTGTAGCCAAGTATGCAAAGAATCAAACCGATCTAGCTTCTGCAATCGGTGTGGATAGAAAAACAATTCAAAGATGGAGAAAGGATTCATCCTTCCCAAAGCCTAAAGCAGATGGCAGGTATGATATAACTGAGGTCATAAGATGGAAGGAGTATAACAATACCAGAGGCGGGGATTTGGTGAGCAAGGAGTCCGAGCAAATAAAAAGTCTTGTGTTAGCGAATGAAAAGCTAGAGCTTCAACTTTCAATATTAAAAGGTGAGTATACAAAAAATTCAGTTATTGAAGATGAGATGGTGAGAGTTGTCACAGAGGTAAAGAGACAAATGATGTCCATGCCGTCAAGTTTAGCGCCAATAGTAATTGGGCAGACCCTACCAGAGGCAGAGAGAATAATAAAAGAAGCCGTATTGGAAACCTTAAAATCCCTTAGTGATACAAATTTTAATGAGTAAGCATAATTCAGTTTATCATTTTGATGAAACCCGCGTAGATCATGCCAATAAAGAGCAGTGTGTCCATTTCGATTATGACTCACTTGATGAAGTTGAGGATAATGAGATAGACCCGTGTGAGATTGTAAAGATGGCAGAAGCACTTAGGGAGGTTTTAATTTGGCTATGCATGGGTGATATAAATTCAGAGGGCTATGGGAAAACAGTTATGCGAAAAGCGATATCAGCATGCTGGGTGCTTAGACCAGAAATATTTAATGGAGTAGCCTTATCTGAAATAGCAAAAGCTGAAGGGGTGAATGTGCACAAGCAATCATTAAGCAAGCAAGCAATTAGTTTCTCAAAAAAATTCGGCGTAAAAGGCAGAGGACAGAGAGTTAAATTATGAAAATTATAAATAAAAAAATAAGTGAGCTAAATGAAGCTCAATATAACCCTAGGGAATTAACAAAAGCGCAGCATGAGTCATTAAAGTCGAGCCTTAAAAAGTTCGGGTTCGTGAATCCTTTATTGATCAATAAGCATCCAAATCGAAAAGATGTAATAATTGGGGGTCACCAAAGGGTAAGGATATGGGCAGAGCTTGGTAATGATTCAGTGCCTTGCGTGGAGATAGTTTTAGACCCAGATGCAGAAAAAGAATTAAATGTCAGACTAAATAAAAATAATGGTCAGTGGGATTGGGAAATGCTTGCTAATAATTTTGACCCAAATGATCTGCTAGATTGGGGTTTTGATGAATCCGAATTGTCAATTGACCTAGGAGAGGATGACGATTTTGAAGAAGAGCAACCTGAAATAAAGTTTAGCGAAGTATTAAATGAAACAAACAATTATGTTGTTTTGTTTTTTGATAATGATGTAGATTGGTTGCAAGCTTTGACACATTTTGATTTAGAGTCCGTGTCTGCAAAAAGAAGTAATGGTAAGCCTTGGAGCAAGGGAATTGGAAGAGTCTTGAGCGGAGCTTCTTATTTAAAGAAAATAACACAGCAATGAATTATAAAATATATGCCCCTTCCTATAAAAGGTCGGGCTTGTGCAAAACTCACAAATATTTAAAACAAGTAATATATGTAGTAACCGAAAGCGAAAGAAGTGCCTATGATGGAGTGCATGAGAATATTTGGTATGTACCAGATTCAGCGCAGGGAAATTTATCAAGGGTAAGGAATTATATATTAGATAATACTAAAGAGAGTAATGTGTTGCTCATTGATGATGATATAAATTCTATCGGGAGATGGAATGGTACGGAGCATAAGAAGTTAGACGAAGATGGTGTTTATAATATGATCCAGGAGGGATTCCAGTTAGCTTACGATTTGGATGTGCGATTTTGGGGCATAAATTGCGTTGCAGATAAAGGCAGTTATAGGGAGTATACTCCGTTCGGTACAAAGCAGTATATCGGGGGACCATTTCAAGCACACTGCAATAATGATTTGAGGTATGATGAAAAAATATACTTGAAGGAAGATTATGATATGACACTGCAAGTATTAAATAAATATCGTAAAAATCTTAGATTAAATATGTATCATTATGATTGCGACCAAGCTACACTTGCTGGCGGTTGCGCGTCTTATCGCTCGATTGAGAGAGAAAAAGAGCATAATGAAATGTTGGTCAAAAAGTGGGGAAGCAAAATTATTACATTCGATTCAGGTGCATCACAGGTCAATAGGAAGCGACAAGTAGGCTATGACATAAACCCTATTATTAAAGTGCCTATTGGAGGAGTGTGATGAGCAAAAAAAAACAATTATTTAAATGCAGAAAAGCAAATGAAGGAGTATTCTTTATTGATCTAGAGTTTACTTCTCTTTCGCAGGATTTGGAGCAGTGGTGTTTATTAAGAAGTGATGCTCACCATGATAATCCGCATTCTGATAATGCAATGGAAAGAAGGCATCTAGAGCAAGCGCTAGAAAGAAAAGCCTTTATTTTAGATAATGGAGATGCTTTTTGCGCAATGCAAGGAAAGGGTGATCCGAGAGCATCAAAGGATGATATAAAGAATGAGCATAAAGGTGGTAATTATTTAGATAAACTCGTAGATTCTTATACTGAATTTCTAATGCCTTATTCAAAAAATATATTAGTAATGGGTAAGGGAAATCATGAGCTTGCTGTCTATAAGCATCGCGAAACTGATCTAACTCAAAGGCTCGTAAATTCATTAAATGGAAGAACAAGTTCAAGTATAGAATGTGGACAAATAGCCAACTGGATTGCAATCAGAGGAAGATACAAAAGGAAAAGTCTTGGTACGGTTTGGCTATATATGTTTCATGGTGCGGGTGGAGGTGGACCTGTCACGAAGGGTGTTATTGGAGCGAATAGAATGGGGGTAGTTCTACCTGATGCAAATATAGTAGCAACGGGGCATACGCATGATAGTTGGTTCTTCACAAATGCACGAAGCAGGATCACATCGGAAGGAGTTGAGTACATTGATGAGCAATTGCACATAAAAATACCAACATACAAAAATGAATATGGCGTAAAGGATTCAGGATTTCATATGGAAAAAGGTAGACCGCCGAAGCCATTAGGAGCAGTTTGGTTAAAATTTAGCTTGGGTAGAACTAAGAATATTAGTAATACTGTGTTAAAATATGAAGCCATAAGGGCAGATTAAATATATGTAAAAATTGTGGGAGTAGTAACTAATGCAGCAAAAAAAGCCTTTAAACCGCCAGATACAAGAACGCCGTGGGAATGGGCTGAAAGTAATGTTCGATTAGACCCCACTTCCCCGTTTCAGGGGTTTTGGAAAAGTGATATATCGCCATGGGTCAGGGAACTCATGGAAGTTTTTGCCGATAATGAGGTAACTGATATTAGCGTCATGTGTTCAGCTCAGTCCGCAAAAACGCAAACCATGATTTGCCTATTAATGTGGGCACTATCAGAAGAGCCCTCCCCAACAATGTGGGTTACTAGCACGGGTGATGAAGCTGCGTTTCTCATGAAAACAAGATTGATACCAACTATCAAAAGTTGCGCTCCTGTCGTTGATCAGCTTATAGATGATAGAAATGCAGTTAATAAGATGGAGGTGCAATTAAAAGGCTCTTCATTAATTGTTGTTGGTAGTTCCTCGCCATCGCGATTACAGTCCAAGCCAGTCAGGTGGCTCTTTCTTGATGAAGTAAGAAATTACCCAGAAGGCGCATTAGAGATGGTTCTAAAGCGTACTAGAGCATATTGGAATGCCAGAAGATGCATTGTGTCTACACCAGATATGTACAACGATGCCACACATCGCGCTTATATACAGGGTGACCAAAGGGTGTGGCATTTTCAGTGCAGGAGTTGTAATGAATTTTTCCCTATGTCATGGGAGCATGTAAAGTGGGATGAAAATGAAATTACAAAAAATGAAAAGGGCTATGATTTTGATGAATTAGCCCAGACAGTTAGATTTGAATGCGTTTGCGGTGAAAAGTATTATGATAACCCTCCCGACAGAAGGCATTTTGTTTCAAGCGGTAAATATATTTCATTAAATGCAAATGCTCCCAAGAATAGAACTTCATTTCATTGGAATGCATTATTGCCACCTTGGGTAAAATGGAGAGACCTTGTCGAGGAGTTTCTTATTGCTAAGCAATCGACATATAATGGCGATATGTCGCCACTAAAGGATTTTATAAATGAATCATTAGGCGAGCCGTGGGAGGATAGGCTAGGGGATTTCGAGGATTATGCAATCCTGCAAGATAGAATGGTTGATTACAAACTTAATGAGGAGTGGGACGAGGAGGAGATAAGGTTTCTTTCTGCGGATAAACAGGCAAAGGGTGGTATACATTATTGGTATGTCGTTAGGGCTTTTGCTAAAGAAGGTGCAAGATCAAGACTCATAGATTTTGGAAGAGTCGGTGGTGACAAAGAATTATTAGAGGTAGCGGAAGCCAATAATGTGCATCCAGATAATTGCATGGTTGATTCGGGCTTTGATACCACATCTGTTTATAAGTTTTGCCAAAAGTATGGATGGAAGCCGATGAAGGGTTCAGGTAATCAAGGATTCAAGCATAGAAATAAAAAAACAGGGAGGCTATCCACGCAATTATGGACATGGACAAAAGCTGAGGTGGGTATCGGAACAAGAGAGCATGGTTTGCACAAAGCTATTAGATTATTCCTGTGGTCAAATGATGGATTAAAGGATATGTTTGCAGAATTAATACAAGGATTTGTGGGTGATTGGACAATCCCAAGGAGCGTAGAGAAGGAATATATTAGACAAATAACCGCAGAAAAAAGAATACAAACCACTGATATTAAAGGACGATCCAAGTACGAGTGGATACCTGTCAGAAAAGATAATCATTTACTGGATTGCGAGTTGATGATTATTGTCGCTTCTTTAGCAAATAAAATATTAACTCAAGTTGAATTGGAGACTTAAGGGCTAATTTGAAATGATTATTAGAGGACATTATGTAGGATTGCCAGTTGTAGAATTATTGGAAATCAGAAAAGAATTACTTCTTTCGTTATCCGAAGCTAGAAAAGGGAGTCGGTTTGCGGAAGTCGATATGGGGGGTAAGAGTGGCAAAAAATCACTTTTGTCTTATCAGGAAATAGTTCATGAATTGAAAGAAGTATTGTTTGCTCTGAAAAAAGCAGAACCTGATGTATATGGCAGTCCCGTAAAAAAATTAATACCTAATTTTAATAAAAACCATTATGGCAGAGTGCATGTACCATTTGTTGTAGTCAGGGGCATAGGCAGGGTGACTGGGGATTTAATAAAGGATGGCAAGTTTGAATATGTCGATGAAACATCATTAATTACTTTTACCAGAGGTTATTACAAGCATTGGGATGAGCAGGGCTATATTGCCAAAAATGGAAATGGTGTTTGGCAGTTATTTGGAATAGCTGGCTATATGTATGATTTTCAGACAAATTTATCAGAATCACCATTAAGTACAAGCCTGCCGTGGGATAAAATAGAAGTTACCTTATGAAATTTTTTGATTTATTTAAATCTAAGCCTCAAAAGCGCCAAACCTCCGAAGGTGCGTATCATCCTACTTATTGGGATGGTATTAAGCGAAGCAGGGAAAGAAATGATATTCCCTATATGCTCAAGTCTGCAAGATATGGAAATACTCATGGTAGGCGGGAAATGGCTTCTTTATCAAGGTATTTATATGATAATGATGGTGTCGTGCGTGGTGCTATTAATGATATGGCTAGATATAGCTTTCCATTGTTACCACAAGCAAAGACTGATGATGCATATTGGAATCATGATGCAGAGGAGTATTTTGAGGATTGGGCTAATTATTGCGATGCGAGTGGTCGTTTTGGTTTTAGCGAATTTCAAAAGTTATTAAGTGTCGGGATTGATAGGGATGGTGATAGCGGTGTTCTTTTTGCGCAAGATAATGGATTAAAACTTCAATACATAGAATCCCATAGAATTGGTGATTATATAGAGCATGATGATAAGCATGTAGATGGAGTAAAAGTAGATAAACATGGTAAGCCAGTTTCATATGTGGTTGCCGAAGAATATTCGTCTGCTGGCACATTTTATACTCCGCATGTAAAAAGCAGAGTAATCTCATCTAAAAATATGATGCTCCTTCTTGAGCCAGAAAGATCACAGCAATTTCGTGGAATGCCAGCCATAAAACACGCCGCAAATCATATCCGCGATATTAAGGAAATATTAGATTATGAGAAAGTGGGCGTAAAGAATCTATCGACAATTGCAGCAGTATTAGAGTCCGAAACAGGCGAAGCTGACCCAGACGCTTGGAATACAAGTGACATAGTGGAGGAAGCGACCCGTTTAACAGTAAATGAAGTTCAGAGTGGAAGCATTCCTGTTCTGAAAAAAGGCGAAAAATTAACGCCTTTCGATTATAGCCGCCCCTCCTCCACCTTTGAGGGATTCTTAGAATTTTTAATAAGAGAATTTGCTGTAGGCATAGGCTTACCCTATGAATTTTTATGGCATCCAGCAGGAATTACTGGACCAGCACAAAGATTTATTATGGGAAAAGCTCAAAGAAGATTTGCGGAGAGACAAAGATTATTTTACCCATTTGTGCAAAAAGTTTGGGCTCTTGTGATCGCTCAAGGTATTAGGGAGGGCAAATTATCCGACATAGAAGGCTGGAGTAGATGCAGGATTCAATGTCCTGCACAATTAACAATAGATGCGGGTAGAGAAGCCAGAGAGGAGCGTGAGGATGTTGCTAGCGGACTCATGACGCTTCGTGAGCATTACGGACGGAGGGGATTGGATTGGCAGTCTGAATGCCAGCAACGGGGTAAGGAGCTTAAATATTTAATTGAAAAAAGTGCCGTTTTGGCAAAAGAAACAGGTATGGATGAAAAACAGATTATGAATTATCTGTTAAATACATCCATAGGTGCCGAGCAGGAAGAACAGGAACAGGAAGAACAGGAACAGGAAGATGATACAGATAGCTAAAATAAGAGAAGAAGTATTATGCAATCCGTGGCTAGTTACCATGGAAGCTTATAACTCATTAAGAACATTGGTAGAGCAGGAATTTGTCAGGGGTGCAAAAATTGAATCGACTGAAAGTGTTGCTGATCCATTAGTAGGTGAAATAGCTGTTTTGCCTATGTATGGCACATTCATGAAGGGTGTCTCACCAGCAGTTGAGAAATATTTCGGTCTAGTAAATACGGATAGAATAAAGTCCGAAGTAATAAAATTACGGCAGGATGAAAGCGTTAAAGGTGTGGTTCTGGATATAGATTCAGCGGGCGGTTCGGCTACTGGCATAATGGAGGCTGCGGAAGAAGTAGCAAAGCTTGCTGAAACAAAGCCAGTTTATTCAGTTACGGAAGGGATGATGGCTTCCGCTGCGTATTGGATCGGCTCACAAGCTAATATGGTGTTTGCGACCAAAAGTGCAAAGGTTGGCTCAATCGGGGTTTATTTGCCAGTCGTTGACAGCAGTGCTGCTTATGAGAATAAGGGTGTAAAAGTAGAATTAATTAAAAATAAAGAAGCTACCTATAAAGGAGCAGGGTTTGAGGGAACCAAATTATCAGATGACCAAAAAGAATATATGCAAGAAATGGTACAGCAAATATTTGCTGATTTTAAAGAAGGTGTTTTGTCAAGCAGACCAAATATTGGGTCGGAAACTATGCGGGGGCAAGTGTATCTTGGAAAAAAGGCAAAAGAGAAAGCGCTCATCGACATCAACGGCTCGGCGGAAGAAGCAATAACTATATTAAAGATGCAATTATCTTAATATTTATATTTATATTTATATTGGATAGTCAGTAGACTATCAAAAAAACAAAAAAGCATGGAGACAAAAAGACTATTACAATGAAAGATATTGAAGCTAAAAATATTGTGGAGGAGCATGAGCTATTGCAAGGCAGAGTTGATGCACTAGAATCCGAGAATCAAGATTTCAAATCACAAATTGATAATCTTAGTGCAGAAAATTCAGCATTTCAAGAGCGCGTTGAAGAGCTAGAGAAAATTAAGGTTGATTTAGAATCTTCACTTGAGAGCCTCAATTCCTCAAATGAAGAGCTTGAGGATCAGGTTGAAAAACTTACTCAAGAGGAAATTTCTGGAACTGAGAAAGCTATTACAATTTTAGAGAGTGTTGCGGTAGAGCCTGTTGAGCAGGGAAAGATTGAAGCCGAAGAAGTCGATGCTTATAGTAAGTATAAAGAAATTACAGACCCAGCAGAGAAGGTCGCATTTTATAGAAAACACAAAGAACAAATCCTAGGAGGACTTAAATAATGGCTAATTTTGATACATTAATACCAGACGGAACTAATTTCAGTAATATTAGAGCAGATATTATTCTGCAATCCGCTTTGCAGACTTTTAATGAAGACCTTGGGTTTTTAAGCGCTATTCATAGCGACCTTGGTGGCGACGCATTATCAAAGGATGCTTCAATTCAAACTCGTATTTTTCATAAATTAACTTCATCTACAACTTTCGCTGGTAATTATAATACAGTGGAAGAAATTGACCAAGAGCCAATTTCCGTAGCTTTGGATAGCCATGAGTATATCGCTTATGCACTTGGTGATACGGAGCGGGAAAAATCTGATGTCACATTGTTAGAGCAAGCAGGGGCTCAAGCTGCACATGGTTTGGCAAGGAAGGTTATTGATGATTTGCTTGCAGAAATTATCGCTGCAAATTCTCAATCCGCTGGTGCTGCTGTTGCTGAGAGTAGTTTTAGTATGGATGATGCCATGAACATGGCTGAACAACTCGATTTAGTTGATGCACCCAAGGATGGTAGATGGTTACTTCTTAGCACAAAAGCATATTATGGTCTTCTTACCGATATGACAACTGTCACCAATGCCTCATTTAATATTAATGAAGGCATCAGGAAAGCAGACGTAGGATTGGATGTTATGGGAATGAATATTTATACATATAATTATCTTGAAACTGGTATCGCAAAAACTTGTGCAGTTGCGGGTTCAAGGGATAGCCTTGTATCCGTAATGAGATTGCCTAGAGCTCCAGAAGCTGGAATGCATGTTGGCGAAGTCTTGAATGCTAGTGATCCAACAAGTGGTTTATCACTTCAGTTGAGAAGGAAATATGATGTTATGGATGCCTCCGAGCAACATGCCTTAACCTGCTTGTATGGTCATACAGCTGTTAAGGGCGAAGAGAAAAGAATAGTTCATCAAATTCACTCTTAATGAATAAATCTCAGATCGTTTGGAATGCCACCCCGAGTGGTGTCGAAATTTTATATAGCGGATTTGATAGCGGAGAAGCTCAAAAAGTTTATAAAGAGTCGGTAAGTGCCAATAAGAATGGCGGCATCTACCAATGGTTCGGCAAGAATAGAATAATTCGAACTAAGAGACTTGCAGTCAAAACTACACCAACAAAACCAAAGAAGGATACACAAGATGCCAACTATACCAACAACTGATATATTTCCTAGCGTAAAGCTTTTATCAACTGATCATACGGGTGATTTGCAGGAAGTCGCAAGCGCCCCTCCAGCAAAAGCCAAAAAGAATTTTTTTACAGGCGATATCTTAGTTGAAGCACTAGAAGGTGGTATTGCGGGTAATGACATTTCATTAACCATTACTGATAATTCGGGATTTGGTGCAGATGTTGTTAAAACAGATGAAAATGATATTACGATTGAATTGACTAAGCCTCTGACTTCACCCGACGCTGGTCTACCTGATTCGTTAGTTTATAATGGATATTTATCTTTGGTTGCTAAAAAATCAGGCGACAGCAATATTCAGTTAAATATTATTGATGATGTGGATAATGGATTTGCCGTTACTGGATCAGCTGCATCAGGCACTCTTGGTGGTGTTTCATTGACTGCCGTAAGTAATGGAGTAGCGGGAGGTAATATTTCTTTAGAAATAATTGATTTAGGCGGAGGTGGTGGTGCTGATAGTGTTGTAGTGACTGGCAATGATATTGTAGTAACTCGTGCGGATATTGGCACGAATGGTGATACAACACAAGAAATTGAGGATGCAATTAATGGTAATGCTGATGCTTCTGCCCTTGTTTCTGCGTCTGGTGGGGATGCTACTCCCGCTAGTGTGTCAGCAAAAGCCCTATTGTCTTCTGCGTTGGATGCAGTTGCTGGTGTGGATGATGTTGCTGACAAAGATCAGGTTAAAATTGCTGCCTCAGATAGTGATATCAATGTTTGCCTTGTTAATGATATATTAAGTTACACAAATAGTGATATTAAGAATTTATTAAATGATTCAGGTGCTGCTTGGTTTGCCGATTTAAATGCATTGGTAACTGTTACTGTCTCAAATGGCGCTGCTGCTGGAACTACTGCAATCACTGGTACTTTCGATTTTGCTGGAGGAGCTGACCCAGCAAATCAAAGTAATACTATTAATGATATTATTAATCTCATAAATGGTGATCCTGATGCAAGTGCATTAGTGGTTGCATCACTCGAAACTGCCAATGGCGGTGGTCTTCCTTCTTTAGTTGTTAAAACCAATCTAGAGGGAGGACTGGAAGCAATCACAGCCGACCTTGAACCAAGTTCACAATTTGTGTGCATTAAGGTAGATGATATTCACAGCCTTAAAGCGGAAGAGATTGATGACGGAAGAAAGTTATTCTGGGGAGTTCTAGAAAGTTACACTCAAGTTGCTACAGGATTATCTGTCGAATCTCAGCCAGAAAATCTTATTGTAACGCGAGGTCAACCAGCCTTAGTAATTGATGCGGCGGGTACACGAATCAGGCAAGCCTATTCTGTGCAGTCGTTTTATGCAACTGGTGATTTTGATCTTGAGGATGAAACATCCTTATAAAAGCTTATAAGAATGAGAAGTGAGCAGTCTAACCTCGTTCGTAAGTGAAGCGTTTGAAGATCATTTAAAGTATCTCACTGTTTCTATAGAAGTCGACGGCAAGCAGTACATTGCTTTGCCCGCTGAAGCTGAGTTAGCACCAGATTTAGATATAGGTGGTGTTACAGACCAAAGCGATGGCGGTGTCATTCTTAAAAAGAGTCAGTTTGGTATATTGCCGAAGGTTGGTTCAAAGATCATAATAGATGGTGTGGCATCAAGGATAAGATCAATTATTACCTCTGCGGGCAATCCGTTGGTTCAAATTGAATATTCTGGTTTTACTGAAAGATGATAGGTGAACCCAAAGAATTAAGATTTTTAGTTGATCGCAGATTCGATTCACTAATTAATAGTGCAGAAGATGATACAACAGCTAATGATATTGTTTTCTTTGAGGGCGATTCCCAAATAGTAAGGATATATACCCATGTCCTACAAGATGGACAAATTGTATCTAGGCAATTAAGGGATAAAGAAAAGCTTGTCCTTGTTATCGCGCTTACCAATGATTTAAGTAACGCTGCCCCAAAGGTTATAGCTTTACTTGATAGCTTTGAAGAAATATTGGATGATGGTCGAAATATTTGTTATGAGGGTGTTTTGAGCCTAAATACTCAAGAGGTATTAGATGCGTTCAGTCAGGGCAATAGTACAATAGATTGTACAATAGAAATGGTTATAATTGATGAGCTTTTCGGTAAGCAGTCAACAAGCCAAGGAACACTTCAGATTAACAGAAGTATATTGCCGACTACTGCGCTGGAAACTCTCGTTAGTCCAAGTGTTAATATTGGTAGTTATAGTACGGTTGTAAGTCTGGCAACGGGTATCATAGATCAAAGAATATTTGACCTAAAAGATGGCGCTCCAGCTGAATTTGATACGCTTTATGAGCTTGCGGATGCTGCTCAGCGAGTCTTTAGCCTGCATACACAAGTTGGGACATTCGATGATTATTTAAGAGGCAAGGAATTAGCGGATGCAGGATTGACTGTGGTAAGTCTTGGTCAAATTGCTGTTAATAAGTCTACTTTTTCTGTCAGCGCACCTCCATCAAGACCGAGAGCAGTGGATGCAAGATTAGCGACATGATTGTTTCTGATATTACCAATAAGTTGATTCAAAGAACCCTCGATAGCGGAGGCAAGGTTTGGGCGTTTTCGGATAGAGAAAAATTTGAAGTAGAGAGTGCGTCAGATGATAAGATCACCATCAAAAGCAATAATCATGTGTTTCAGGTAGGGGATCGCGTTTCTTTTTTGTATGAACCATTATTTAAGTCAGCATTTGTTGAGTATGAAGATACTGACAAAGATGGAATAATTGATCTACATGACTTAGATGCAGATGGTGATGGAGTCTGGGATCAAAGATTGCCCCAAGCACCTAAATTTCACTATGTGTCTATTGTGTTTAAGCCTGATGCTCCAGATCAGGTTGTTATCGGAATATCACCAGTAGCGCCACAGCAAATAGTTGCGCGCGAATGGGGTAAAGCTTTATTAATTGATAGATATTATCCTCTGTATATAACTGAGCTAGAAGCCTTCAATGCATCTCAGTGTATTACTCCTACTGCTTCCACAGTAGAATTAAATGGCGTCACTTATTATATGCCAGGCTGTGTCGATCAATTTATGGGAGACTATCATACCTGTATTCCCGATGCCCCAGATCAATTGGCGGTTGCTTCTGTTGAAACTTATGATTTTGAGTTTGTGGACAGGGCGATCGCGCAGGGCGTGTTTAGTTCGATTGTGCCAGTTGATTATTCACAGAGAGTATTAGGTGTAGATGATAATGAAAATGGCTCTTATGATACACCCGTAAATTATAGTTTAGTAAAAAGATGGAATGTTGATTCCTACATAGATGGTACTGGAAATGAAGTTATATCAAGCCCAGAATATAATCATTACCAGACAGAACCACAACAGGCATGGAATTATATAGCACATTCGGGCAATAGAAGTGAGGATGTTCTGCCAGCTTCGCATTCATTTTATTTAGGCAATTATGTATATAAAGTTAATATTAATGCAAAATATGATCTTAATAGCATAGATAATCAGAAGCACACACAAAGTGTATTAAAATATTTTTCGCATTTGAGAAATGGATCGAATGCAGATTTTAGTGAAGAAAATGCAGCATATGGAATTAAGGGAGCAAATTTCCAACTAGAAAATTTTACAATTCTTGAGGTCGATTATGTAAATAGGCAAATAATAACATCATCGCCTATTTTGCAGGAAGGTGAGTCCATTTATATAACCTCTAAACCTAGACCAGGGCAGGTCAACCAAGTAACTGCTGAAATTATAAACCCAGTCAATCCGCCGTCAGAAGTTGTTGCTAAGTCTGATAGTATTGCTGAGCCAGTTATAATCGAAGCAATAGTTATGACCACACCAACGCCACCATCCGAAGTTGTAGGTAGTGGTGGGGTATTATCACCTAGCCATATAAGTATCAAGTTTTCACCATTTGCTCCTGAATATTTAGAAGATAAATCAGGAACAGTAGTCGGTGAACCTTCAAATGTAGTTGCAAGTCATTTCCCGCCAGCAGCGCCAGCCTTAATTGAGGAGAAAACGGGTTTAATACCAGTAGCGCCAGATGCAGCGATAGCTTATAATCAGTTGATAGGATTAGATGAAATTCAAGAACCTGCGTTTCATTATGAGTGTACAACTGGTTTTCTTTGTTATTTTAGGACTACCGATGTACCAAGTTCTGTCAGCTCACAGGGATGGAGGTTGCGAAAGCAGTGGAGGCAAGGAAATAATGATTGGGGCAAGAGAGAAGGGGAGACAATGCTAATGGAGTGGAGAGGCAACCTAGGTGTATCCGCTTCTCATGGAAAACATTATATATATGAGTATAAAGGGGATGTAAGGTACAGAAATGATGATCTTAGTCTCGTTCCACTTGACACTGCTTTTGCGCCCTTAGCTCTTAATGAGTTCGGCAGCGATTTGCTTCATTTTGACCATGATGCACAGGGTATAAGCGGGGCAGTAAATGATAGCGTCAATATGGATACTATGCGCGAAGGCTATATGGGAGCTGTTATTAAAATTCCTTCTTTTAGCTCAAATGGCTCTGCCTTAAATACTCAAAATCCTATTTTAACTTTCAAAAACCACCAAGCCTATATTCATATTTTTTCCCGTGGCACTACTTTAGGTGCAAGAATGTACACAAGCAGTGTAGAGTCTTATGCTGATAGTAGTAATTATTCCGAATTAAGAGTGAATGACAGAATTATATTCTACAATGGAATTAATTATTCAGTACCCGATAACACTGTAGGAAGAGTTAAATATACAAGTATAAGTGATGAGTTAATAGCTAATCCATTTTTTGAAAATTATCATGGCTGGAAGCATCATTCTATTAGAATAGCCAATGATGGTCACCCAGGTAACTTTGACAAAACACAGGATGGGGGTTTCGATGATTGGAATTTGCCCCAGTATGGATTTCTCAATG